TCTCCGTCCTTAGAGATCTTAGTTTCCCAAGCTCCCCATTTTGCATGGTAGTCTTGCCACATTTGGTTTTGTGCCATCTCGAGCACTTTAGTCCGGATTTCATATCCATTCTTATTAGGCTTTACCACGGGCATGAAGTTCTTCATCATATCATTCATTTGGTCAAAGGTTTGGTTAGTATAATTATTTTTTGTCATGTTGTTTCTCCAGTGTGTGTGTAAAAAATATTGTAAAATGTTATTTATCGTTTGTCAACTTTAATATCTTCTATCTGCATTTATTAACTCAATAAAATCTGCAGCATCATTCCAACAACTAAATCTTTTTACAGTTTTTTTCTTGTATGGATTGATAGATTTAATCATTATATCATCTTTTGCAAAAATTGCAATAGTATATACATAGCCCCAACTGTTTCGATTGGGGCCAAGTATATTATGACCTAGCTCTTTCCATTCATGGAAGTCTAGCTCCATCCGCCTTGCTCCATTTCACGACGAGCTCGACGCATCTGTGAACGCTCAATAGCCGCTAACAATCGTTTGCAGAATGTCTTGCATTTATCTAACATTCCAGTGATCCCAAGCGCCTGGTAATTGGCGTGTTTCCCTCAGAGAATTGTACGCATATTCCCAGTCATTCTTATATTCTGATTTAACAAAAGATTTAAGCTCTCGCTCACGTTCTGATTTATTTTCGCCTAGCCAATCAAAGATGGCCGATACAATATTACTCATGTCTGTCTCCTTCTGTGTGTTAGTAAGTATGTGTATGTGCAACTGCACAAAAGTATTTACCACATAAATATTATACTATGGAAGATGATGACATTGACCGTACGATATGGAACAGAGAAAACCCTGCGAAACTATACTGCGGTAGACCTATAGTGATAACAGTTTCTCTAGGGTTTGCAGAAGAACAGCTTGCTGAATTTTGCGAACTTGAACTACCTGCAAGAGCGACCCGAATAGTACTTGCCCATTCCACTCTTAACGACCTACCGGATACTATTTTTGTAACCTACCACACCGATCAAGAACTTGCAGCATGGTTTAAAGCCTGTGATTATTATGTTACTATATGTAACAATACAGAACATGAATTACTCGGCAGAGAAGCAGGAGCCTGCGGTGCGAAGTTAGTAGATATTAACAATCAAAACATCCTCAACAAACTTATAGATTGACGTAAATAAAAATTTAAAGTACAATACTATTAACTTCAATCTAAAGGTCTAATGAAATTAATCGCAGGAAACAGTAATCTTCCACTTGCTAACGGCATTGCAGAGCATTGCTTTAGTACCCTTGTACCAACTAAGATAGGAACATTTGCTGACGGTGAAACGTCAGTTGAATTTTTAGAAAACATCCGAGGCGAAGATGTTTTTATTATCCAAACTACAGGTACACCAGTTAACCATAATTATATGGAACTTATGGTTATGATTGATGCTGCTAAACGTAGTTCGGCACAGCGCATCACAGCAGTAATACCATACTTCGGCTATGCTAGGCAAGATCGCAAGAGTGCTAGCCGTACTCCTATCAGTGCAAAGTTACTAGCAGATTTACTTACAACAGCAGGCGCTGATCGTGTACTAACAATTGATCTACATGCAGGACAGATACAAGGCTTCTTTGATATTCCTGTTGACGATCTTACAAGTAGGATTGTATTTGCTAAAGATATCCAAGATAAACTACCAACTAATGAAGAAGTTGTATTTGTAAGTCCAGATGCTGGTGGTGCTGTCCGTGCTAGAAAATTCGCAGATATGTTCCATGGGCATATCGCAATCGTAGATAAGCGTAGACCTGAAGCAGGTAAGAGCGAAGTAATGCATATTATTGGGGATGTTGAGGGTAAACATGCAATCCTCGTAGATGACATTGTAGATAGTGGAGGCACATTATGTAATGCTGCAAAAGCGATTATGGCTGCAGGAGCGTTAAGTGTCAGAGCATATATTACACATGGTGTATTGAGTGGAAGTGCTTGCCTAAGAGTAGAGGAAAGTGATCTTACAGAGCTTGTGATTACAGATAGTATTGAAGATCATTGTCCAAAAGAATGTAACAAAACAAGGCAGATTACACTTGCTAGTTTGTTTGGGGAAGCTATCCGACGAGTCACTAATGAGGAATCTATCAGTAGTCTTTTTGTGTAACATTTTAAAATAAATACATTAAGAGGATACGTGTATGCGAAAACAAACTAGATCAATATTGCAAGAATTGAATAATCTTGCTCTTAATAAGAATAATGACTTAATTATCGATTCAACAGCTAATAATATTATTAATAGTTCTATCAATCTGATTAATTTAATTTATGAAAATTATTCACCTATAGAAGCTGCTGAATTAGAAAAAAGATTTATTAATAGTATCCGCACAGGTGACCCAAATAAATTTAAAAGAGGCATACAACGTATAATTGAGAATAAAAGGAAACTTTAATGCTCGTCAAAGAAGGGGGTAACGTTTTCAAAAACCCAGACAAATCATTAGCTACTAAAAGAATAGATAGAGTTGATGTTGAAACTACACTTGCGTGGTTAGAGAAAATTACAGGATTACCTCATAATGATTTTAAGTTAGGCAGCACTGGTATTGCAGACACTTCAGGTGATTTAGACGTTGCTGTTAATGTAGATGATGTATCAAAAGAAGAAATGATACAAAAATTAACTGCTTGGTGTAAACAAAACGGTAAAAATCCAAAAGAATGGATAGCAAAGTCTGGCATCAATGTCCATTTTAAAACTCCAATTAATGGTGACGAAACATTAGGCTTTGTTCAAACTGATTTAATGTTTGGTAACCCTGATTGGCTGAAATGGAGTATGCGAGGGGAACCAGGCGGCAGTCAATACAAAGGCAAACACCGGCATTTACTGTTAGCTAGTATTGCAAAAGCCCAAGGAATGAAATGGAGTTATTTGCGTGGACTAATTGATAGGGCTACAGATGATGTAATTTCAGATCAACCAGATGAGATTGCTAAAATGCTACTTGGTAAAAACAGTGATGCTAAAAGTTTAGAAACTGTAACAAGCATTTATGATGCTATCAGAGGAAGAAGTGATTTAGAACAACTCACTGCAGATGCTCGCACTGCATTTGAGAGAGACAGACTCACACTACCAGAAAGCACGGAGATCCGGCGTATTAGGGAGCTGGCCGGAATATGAGATTTTTTGAATTTTATCAGTCCAAATCAATACCACTTATGGAAGGAGCACGTATCCAGCATGCTGAAGATATAGTCTTCTGGGAAGGAAGTAAAGGTGCTACACGGGCAATTGAAGCTTTGAAAAGTCTTGAACAAGGTAGACATACTGATGTTACCGTAAAGTGGGACGGATCTCCTGCAATTATTTTTGGAAGGAACGAACAAGGCCAATTTATTCTCACTGATAAAAGTGGTTTTTCTGCGAAAGGATACGACGGTAAAAGCACCAGCGCAAAAGATCTAGAGCAAATGATTCTAAATAGGAAAACCAGCAGAGGAATAGAACCAGATGATTCGTATAGGCAATTTGCAGGTAGTATGCGAGACATATTTGACGAATATGAAAAAGCCATGCCAAAAGATCACATAGGTTATTTTAAAGGTGATTTATTATATTACAATACACCATTGCTGGCTAAAGGAAATTTTACATTCAAACCAAACATTGTAACTTACACTGTAGATGCAAAAAGTCCACTCGGCATGCAAATAGCGAAGAGTAAATCAGCAGTTGTCATTCATAATGAAATCGATTTAAACGGAAATGAAAGCAGCTTACAAATTGATCCTGAAACTTTTTTCCTTGGTACTGAGGTTTTAGTTGTTCCACCTGTCACAGCACAAGAAGCACCGCAGATAGACGACACAGAGATAAAACAATTACAAGCGATAGTAAGCAAAAATGCTTCCGCAATTGATGTATTATTGAATAAAAATACACTTGCGTCATTAAAAATTACAGACTTTCCTAATATACTATATTCCTATGTAAACAGCAAAGTAGACACAGGCATGCAAAATTTAGGTAATGATTTCTTAGATTGGTTATCAACCAGTAAAGTGAGCCAAAACAAAAAATCAAAAATTGCAGAATATGTTGGCAAGCAACAAGCTGGTTTTTCTGCCATATGGCAAATTGTTGCTGGGATACAAAATGTCAAAGACAATATAATTAACCAATTAGAAACACAAGATGCACCTGTAAAAGCATTCATAGCAGACAAACCAGGCGGAGAAGGATTTGTATTAGCACATCCAGAAGGTGCAATTAAGTTAGTTGACAGAGGTGGCTTTACTGCTGCAAATAGAGCAATTGAAAGATAATATGGATTTCCTTAGAGATTTGAACGAAGCGAGAATGACTCGTGATTTACAAAATCAGAAAGTTTTAACCTATAATGATTGTTGTGAAAGATTATATTTAACTATGTTGTGTCTTGAGTTCATGAGACAGATACCAATTAGCTCAGCTTTTGTAAGAGCTTACTGTCAAAAAACAAAGGACGACAATTTTTCACGTTTTAAAATCAGCGGCACTGATGCTTATAATTTTTTATATTTTATCAATGGTGACGAAACTGCTTTGAGTAAATTGAAGGATAAAGAATCAGCTCTAGCTATGCAAAAGAAAACAGCTCTACCATTATCTGACATTATAGATTTTTTTAGAAAGTGTAGTAGTGGAAACCGTCCAAGCATGATACAGCAAACGTTTATCAGAATGGAAAATGGCATGCATATTTCCAATCGCGATTACAAAGACATAAGACGAAATATCAGCACACTTGAAAAATTATCTAAAGCAAGGCAAAAGGCCTTAGCAACACGATTGTTATTTGCAACTAGAGCAAAGTTAAGAAACAGTGACATAATTGAAAAATTTTCAGAAACTATTAGTAAATACGATTTAGAAAGTTCTTGGGTAGTAGATACTGAGGCACCAAACAGTAAACCTGATATAACAACAACTGCCCAAGACCTAACTTATTACAGGTTAGTTGCAAAGCCAGAAAATCTTATACTTCTAAAACATTTTATAGAACATATGCGAGATGGTAAAGCAATACCTAGCAACATGGTAAAAGCATACCAACCAGTAGGTCAATTGATAGATGATATTATTACTGCAGGACCTACTTATATTAATATGCTGAAGTCATTACAAAAAAGAGCAAAAAAACAACGTAACAAAAAGTTTTAATTAACAGATGATAAATAAAAGTAGAAGCCTTATAGGCATAAGGCAATTGATTTAAGGAGAAAAAAATGCCAGTAGTAGGAAGTCCGATTTCGGATAATTATAAAAAACACGTAATTAGCCAATCAGGTGTAGGTAAAGAGCTTATTGTCAGCATATTAGGCGCAGCCGCAATGGTTGATGCTGATCTTGAAGCTATGATTAATTACATCACTACACAACATGGTTCAAGTGGCACAGGCGATAGTGCTTTTACAATTGGTGGTTTAGGAACAGCTGACGGAAGTGCATTTACATCAGGTGCTACAACCAAAGTCTTTCTAAGATGCCAAGGTACAGGTGACCATGATGCAGCTTGGGCTGCTGCTGTAAAAGCTGCAGGCGACGGTGTTGGTAATACAACATTCACTGTAGCAGTTGAAGCAGTATTTATGCCAGCTACGTAATAAATTTTTTTTAGAAAAATTTAACATTAAAAGCACCATTTTTACATGGTGCTTTTTTTTTGACCTGTAAATAACTGCATGAGATTAGAAATTACTACGCTCGTTGACATTACGCAAACCAACGAGAAGAGAGGCGGAGAGCCAAAGCGTTATTCACAACAATCAAATTATAATACTATAATTCAATGTGCAACACTAAGAACAAATTTAATACCAACATCAGTAGAAAAAAAGCATGGAGGTATTGCACAGTTGGGATTTGGAACTAAATTTAAAGATAGACAAAAATATTGGATTGCAACTTTTGAAGCTGAAAGAGAATCGCACGGTTTAACTGAATCAGCGTTATTAGATGATTTTGATCTTGTGCCTATCCTGCTGTATTTAGAAGAATCTGCTAAAATGCAAGACGCAATCTTTGTTACAAAAGACGCCGAACGAAAAAACATTGTATTTAAATTAATATAGATTTGAAATAAATACTACATGAAGGAGTTGTGAAGTGGCATCTGATGTTGAAAAAAATAATTTAGATACCCATGTTGAGATGTGTCATCTCCGTTATGAGCAATTAGATCATAGATTGAACATAATTGAAGAAAAGGTAGAAAAAGTTCATAATGACATTTTAGCAGGAAATAAAGCTATGATAAAAGTTTTTATTGGCGCTGCAGCCACTATCATAGTTGGATTTTTATCAACAGTTGTTGTTATATTAGAAAAAATAGGTTGATGCGAGTTATAGAAATCTTAGGAGAAAAACAAGTTTGGGCTAAATCAGGACAGAAAGTTGTTCGAAAATACCGATGTTCCTCTGGTAGGAGAACAGGTAGGGTAGTCGCTTCTCCAGCACAGTGTTTCGCACCAATTGATGTAAAGAAAAAATTACGAATGAAAAAATTGAAAGCACAATTAGGTAAAAAATTATCTCGCAAAGCTAATAGAACAAAAAGAGTAAATCCTGCTTCCAAAAGGGTTAGATCAATGAATAAAGGAAATTGATAATGAAAATTAGAGATATATTGGGGGAAAAAGAACTTAAGGTTGTAGGAACAGATGCAAAATCAACTACCTTAGAGGATCCAATTACAAAAGTAAAAACTGTCGTACCTAAAGATCCTAACAAACCAGGAATGATATCTAAAGATCCTGCAACAAATAAATTTACTTTAAATACAAAAACAACAGGACGAGTTGACAATGAAATCAAGCCTGGTGAAAATGTACAGGTAGCTGAAAAAGCAGTGTCAAGAAAACAACAAAGATTTATGGGCATGGTTCATGCTGCACAAAAAGGTGAAAAAGCAGCAAGTGGAGAAGTTGCAAAAGTTGCAAGCAGTATGAAAAAGAAAGATGCTAAAGACTTTGCAAGCACAAAACATAAAGGTCTACCTGAGAAAAAATGAAAGTAAATGAATTGCTTGGCGAATTTGGCATTTATACAAATAGGCATGAACAAACTATCTTAGATGGGCTAGGCTATGCAACAAAAAGATATACAGATTTTAATGAAAACGAACAATTCATTATAGATTCATTAGTGCGAAAAAGTTTAGTGCAAAAAATTAACCGTGGTAATATCATCCTTATCAAAAAAAATGGAACATAATAAATTAATAAAGCGCATCAATCTGCTGCTAGACAAAGAAATTAAAAATCTTAACATACCAGTAGTGGCAGAAAATACAATAGCTATTGGTTATGTTAAGATTATCTCTATTGAAGCAGGTTATGAAATAATAAATTGTAAAACTAATAAATTGATAGGTTTTACTCATAGCAAAGCCGCAGCATTAGCCCTTGCAAAGTCAATATTAGGTAACCAAAAAAGAGAGAAAGAAATAATCTTATTAGATACAATCGTAGAAAAAAACGATAACGATCAAATATTTTACAACTATACGATAAAGAAAACAAAAAATAAAATCACAAAATTTAGTACAAAAAATCGCCGGGAAATAGCAATGAAAAATAGCTTTAATGCAAGAAAAGAATTGCAGGCAATGATACTAGGTAATGATGATAAATAAAAGTAAAGTTTAACAGGATTAGTCAAATGAAACTACGAGAAATCTCTAAACCACAAACATCTAAATTATTAAATGAAAATTTAGAAAAATTATTTAATTCAAAAATTGATATTGATAGTTTTACCTTAGAGCAACTGCAAGATGCACGGAATAAACTACGGACAGAATTAAGTCAATTTGAAACAAATGAAAGTTTTGATGCAGTAGCAAAAAATCAAAGCTACCAAAAAAATAAAATGTTTCTTGACGTTTTGAATAAGGCAATTGAAGAAAGGAATATTTTGGAAGCTGAAAATAAAAAACCAGATAAAGACGGCGACGGTGTACCTGACTGGGCTGATAAAAAAGATGGGCCAGATCCTAAGCCTGCTAAAAAAGGAACAAAAAATATGCCGCCTCAACTTAGAAAGCATGCAGAAAAAAATATGAAAAAAGAATCTGTTGTTATCGAAGGTGAAGAAGATAAAGCAGAATTAGTTATGGCTGCTAAAGACATGGTAGACAGAATTACTTCTTGGATGGAAGATACTGCAGAAATGCAATCAGAAGCTATGTTAGAAATAGGCGATGCAATTAGAGATGAGTTAGGTCAAGAGCAATCACAGACATTTATTGATTCTGTCAAACCAGCTCTAGAGGCATTATATCAATCGTTAGAATCAACAAGAGGCACATTAACACAGGGCGTCGGAATGCTAACAGGCGAAGAAATGGCAACCCCAATGGGCGCTGATATGGAGCCACCAATGGGTGATGAAATGGAGCCACCAATGGGTGATGAAATGGAGCCACCAGTTGATGCAGAAATGGGTGACGAATTTGATGCAGCAGAGCCAGCGGTAGGTGGCGAAGAAGAAATCGGAAGACCCAAACGTGAATCTATTATTAGGCTAAAAAAACAAAAAATAATCGAAAAGCAAATTTTATCAAGGCAATTAGGACAAATCCTAAGTTCAAAAAAAAAATAACCCACGAAGCACTTGAGCAACCAAGTAGACTTGTCCAAGTGCTTCGAACAATTATATCAGCAGCAGACGAACAAAAAACACCTGTATTTTTACATTTTAACTCTCCTCCAAAACAGGAAGATATTAAACAAAATGCCAAAAACCTTGACCTTAATAAAATGATGCAAAATGTCGAAGGAGAACAATTTGATTATGGTACTTTCAAAGCAGCATATGATACTGATGCACGTGTAAAAACAATGACTAACAATTTTAACGAAATAGGTATAGAACCTAAAACAGCAAATACAATAGATAATGATACAGAAAAAAATGACGACACAGATAAAGTAGGACAGATGGCACAAAATGCTACAGATTTAAGTGATAACTTGACATAATAGATTTTTTTTACTATAATTAAGGTACTATGACAGGAAGAACAAAGGAAGAAATTACACAAGCAATTAAAGAAACAATAGAAGATTATGTTCAGCCTGCTGTGGCGGAACATGGCGGACAAATTGATTTTGTAGAATATAATGAAGGCACTGTAGAATTATTATTAGGAGGTGCATGTAGTGGGTGTGCGGGAAGCTTATACACCTTAAAGCAAGGAGTAGAAACCATGCTTATGCATTTTGTACCAGAAGTAACAAACATAGTAGCAAAAGACGATCCTTTTAGTAGTATAGATCCTTTTTACAGTTTTGATCCATTTATGTCAAACGAATCATACTATGACGATGAAACATGACTCTTTTGATAAAAAAATTCAAATATAGTTCAATTTCTAGGAAACAAGTTGACGGCAAAAGGTTATATCTTACTCCAGACGGTCATAGTGTTGCTAGTGTGACTACTATTCTAAGTAAGACAAAAGATAATACACATTTATTTGAATGGCGAAAAAGGGTTGGAGAAAAAAAGGCACAGGAAATAACCACAGAAGCTGCAGGCGTTGGAACACGCATGCACAAATATCTAGAGGATTATATTGAAACTGGCACATGGCCTAAAGAAGGATCTAATCCTTACGCAGTACAAGCAAACAAAATGGCCAAAGTGATTAAAGAGCAAGCCTTCCCTGCAATTGATGAAATTATTGGATCAGAAGTAAACTTATGGATGCCACAAATGTATGCCGGCACAACTGATCTAGTCTGTACGTATAATGGTAATTTATCTATATGTGATTTTAAACAAACCAATAAGCCAAAAAAACAAGAATGGGTAGATGATTATTACTTGCAATTAGTAGCCTACATTGAAGCCCACAATGAGCTTTATAAAACCAGCATTAACGAGGGGCATATCTTTATGTGTAGTAGAAATTTTGAATATCAACAGTTTGACCTTTTACCAAACGATTATAGTTATTGGAAAAATGAATGGTATAATCGTTTGTATTCTTATTATGAAAGCTTATGAAAGCTTTCATTGTTTTATAGACAGCAGATAAATATACTAAAACTAGGAGAATATAGTGGCTGTCGTTCAAATCAGTAGAATTCAAATTCGTAGAGGACAAAAAAATCAAGGTGAGGGTGTTCCACAACTTGCAAGTGGAGAATTAGCGTGGGCAATTGATAGCCAAGAATTATATATTGGTAATGGTAGTTTAAGTGAAGGTGCTCCAACAGTAGGCAATACAAAAATATTAACAGAAGCTGATGATATTTTTACTTTCTCAGATAGCTATAGCTATAAAAAACCCCAGTTTGTACAAACCGGAGAAACATCATCTAATCCTATAGCTAGATCATTGCAAGAACGGTTAGATGATTATGTTAGCATCCGTGCGTTTGGCGCATTAGGAGACGGAATCCAAGATGCTACAACAATAATACAACGGGCTATTGACCAATTATATTTAACACAAGATAATAGCCATGTTGTTCCAGAGCAAAGTAGAGTGATTTTATATTTTGATCCTGGAATCTACAAAATTACAGGTACAATTTATATACCATCTTATGCCACTATTATTGGTGCAGGATCAGAAAAAACAATCATAGAGTGTTCTGCCGGAACTGCATTTAAGACAGTCAATGATTTAAGCGAAGTAGGCCAACCTGCTGCAGCAGAAACAACAACATATAGTAATCAATGTAAGAATGTAAAATTTGCGGGTTTAAATATTATTCATTCTGCTAATGGAAAAGGTTTACACCTTGATAATTGCCGTGACAGTAAATTTGAAGATTTATCTATCAGTGGTAATTGGGCAATGGGCAATGCAATCACTACAATTCCAACAGTAGGCGAGCCAAATGATTGTGGTATACTCCTTACCTGCATTAGTGCTACAGTACAGACTAACAATAATATTTTTACGAAATGCAAAATATCAGGATGGTCGCATGGTGTGATTGCTAATAATTCTATATTATTGAATGTCTTTGAAAAATGCCAATTTACAAAATTAGGAGCAGGAATCAATTTTGGATTTCAAAACTTTGCTGAACTTGTGCCACAACATAATCGTATTAAAGATTGTCAATTTATAGATATTCATAATGAAGCTATAGACATTGTGCGAGGTAATTATAACACAAGCGAAAATAATTATTTTCAATTAGTTGGCAATCTTATCGATGCAAGTAACAATTATACTAGCAGTGAAACGCAAAGCAGATATCCAGTTATAAAATTTGCTGATGTTAATAATACATCGGTTCAAGATGTGTTTACTAGAAATAGGTTACGCATTGGGTATTTAGATTCTGCTGTGCCTTTTGTAGAGGAGATAGCAGGTTCTGCACATTTCATTGATAAACACTATGAAGAAATCATTATTGATAATTTTGCAACCGCTCAAAATTTATTAAGATTACCAGGCGAATATGATCAAACATACATTATTCATTATTATATGTCAAACGAAGTCATTAATTTCAAAAGACAGGGTAAAATTACTATAATGTGCGAAGCATATCCTAATCCAGTATCAGTAAGAATATCAGATGATTACGACCATTTTGGTGGAACTGATTATGACATAGGTGATACATATTTACTACAGAACATTACTTTTTCAGCAGATTTTGTAGATGATGGATCAATCGAAATACCAAAATTTTCTTTGTATTTAAAATCAAAAACCGGTGTAGGAGTAACTGGTAATACTAGATTTAGATATAAAATTGAAACTCATAGATTTTCGTTTTAATGTTTTCAGAAGAAATCTTTGAAAATAGACTTGCTTCTTGGGCTGCTTTCCGTAATAAATTAGAAACAGTTGATAACCCTGTACAGTTTGCCTGTAATTTTTACGACAAAGCGAAAAGACATACTTTACAGTGCGACCCTTGGGATAGAAATAGTTGGCCAGACCCATGGCAGTTAGTAGAAAAAAATACCTATTGTAAATTTACATCAATTTTAGGAATTGTTTACTCATTAACGTTATGCAACCGCTTTCAACATAATGTGTTTATGATTGCCATTTGTCAAGATAGTAGTGGACACATAGACTATGGTTTTTTTATAGACAAAAAATTTTATCCTAACAATAATTTACAAATTCTAAATACATATCAGATGTCTCTGATAAAATAAATACATGATATTTTAAGGATCACATGACAAACCCAATACAAATAATAAAACGAGACGGTGAAAAAGAAGATTTAAACATAGATAAAATACACCGTGTTGTTGAATTTGCTTGCAGTAATTTAGCTGGTGTTAGCAGTAGCCAAATAGAGATGAATGCGAATTTGCAGTTTTATGACGGTATGACTACAAAAGAAATACAGGAAATATTGATTAGGAGTGCAGATGATCTTATCTCACTTGATCACCCCAATTATCAGTATGCGGCTGCACGGCTATTACTGTACGGTATGTATAAAGATTTATTTGGTACATACGAAACTATTCCTTTATTTGATTTAGTAAGGCAGAATGTAGAAAGAGGGGTGTATGATAGTGATATCTTATCCTTCTATTCCGAAGATGAATTTGCAAAAATTAATTCCTACATAAATCATAAAAGAGATGAAAATTTCACATATGCAGGATTACGACAAGTTGCAGACAAATATCTTTGCCAAGATCGCTCAACAGGTAAACTATTTGAATCCCCGCAATACATGTATATCCTTATTGCAGCTACGCTATTTGCAAAATATCCACCTGAAACAAGAATGCACTATGTAAAAAGATATTATGATGCACTATCTTTGTTCAAAATAAATATTCCTACACCTATCATGGCAGGTGTCCGTACTCCTGTTAGGCAATTTGCTAGCTGTGTCCTTGTTGATAGTGACGACACTTTAGATAGTATTTTTTCTTCAGATATGGCCATCGGAAAGTATATTGCACAACGGGCAGGTATAGGTATAAACGCTGGTAGAATTAGAGGTGTGAATAGCAAAATTAGGGGAGGCGAAGTAGCACATACTGGTGTTGTGCCATTTCTGAAAAAATTTGAATCAACCGTGCGCTGTTGCACTCAAAATGGTGTTCGAGGTGGCAGTGCGACAGTTCATTTTCCGCTATGGCATCAAGAAATAGAAGATATTTTAGTTCTTAAAAATAACAAAGGTACAGAGGATAATAGAGTGCGGAAATTAGATTATTCTATACAACTTAACAAAACCATGTATGAAAGACTGCTGGCAGGACAAGCAATAACCTTGTTTTCCCCACATGACGTACCAGATCTGTATGAAGCATTTTTTAGTGATACTGACAAATTTTCTAATTTGTACGAAAAGTATGAAAGAGCTACAAGTATAAAAAAGAAAAAAGTTGATGCAATGGAACTATTCAGTGCGCTTATAAAAGAAAGAGCAGAAACCGGAAGAATATATATAATGAACGTAGATCATTGCAACAACCACAGCAGTTTCACTGACACTGTATATATGTCTAATCTTTGCCAAGAAATTACACTTCCTACTACCCCTTTGCAACATATCGACGATCGTGATGGAGAAATAGCACTTTGCATCTTAAGTGCAATCAATGTTGGGATTATCCGAGAATTAGATGACCTAGAGGAGTTATGTGACCTATCAGTACGTGCTCTTGACGAAGTAATTGATTACCAAAAATATCCTGTGTCTGCTGCCGAAATTGGCACAAAAGCGAGGCGATCACTTGGCATAGGTTATATCGGCTTAGCGCATTACCTGGCAAAAAATAAAGTCTCGTACAATGATCCTGCAGCCGTTGAGATCGTTCATCAACTAACAGAAGCATTTCAATATTACCTTTTAAAAGCAAGCAACAGAATTGCACAAGAAAAAGGTGTGTGTGATTATTATAGAAAAACAAAATATTCAAAAGGCATTTTGCCTATTGATACGTACAAAAGAGATGTAGATGAAGTTGTTGCAAATAATTTGAAAATGGACTGGGACGATTTACGGAAACAAATAGAAATATGGGGATTGCGACATAGCACACTTTCAGCACAAATGCCAAGCGAAAGTAGTTCAGTGGTATCTAATGCAACAAATGGTATAGAACCTCCTAGAGGCTTTTTGTCAGTCAAGAAAAGTAAAAAAGGACCGCTAAAACAAATTGTTCCGCAATACCAAAGTTTGAAAGCATATTACACATTATTGTGGGACATGCCAGACAACCAAGGTTATATAAATATCGTAGCAGTGATGCAAAAATTCTTTGACCAAGCAATCAGTGGAAATTGGAGTTATAATCCAACTCATTATCCTAATAATGAAGTACCAATGAGTGTAATGATTAAAGATTTAATTACTACTTATAAACTCGGATGGAAAACAAGTTATTATCAGAATACATATGATTTTAAAATCGATCCAAATGATGTTGAAGAAAAAGAAGAAGAACAAGTCGTCGTTCCTAAGTTAGAAATACCTGACGAGGAATGTGAAGCATGTGCAATTTGAAAGGAAAAAAATGAAAACAGTTTTTAATAGAGATAAGGTTGATTTTAGTAAACAACATATGTTTTTTGGTGCTGCCCAAAATGTGCAGCGATATGATACTTTTAAATTTCCGCAGTTTGACAAACTTAATCAAACTATGCTTGGCTACTTCTGGAGACCAGAAGAAGTTAGCCTACAAAAAGATAGAGCGGATTATCAAAACTTTCGTCCTGAGCAAAAACATATTTTTACTGCAAATCTTAAATATCAAACTTTACTTGACAGTGTACAGGGCAGAGGTCCTTGTTTAGCTTTTCTTCCATATGTATCTTTGCCTGAGTTAGAGGGTTGTATAGTTACTTGGGATTTCTTTGAAACTATACATAGTCGTTCATACACGCATATAATGAAAAATGTGTATGCGAATCCAGAAGATGTTTTTGACACAATTTTAGATGACGATATGATTATTAAACGTGCTGCCAGTGTTACAAAATATTATGACGAATTTATGAAGCTTGCACAACAATATGCACATGATAAATCTATAGACAAAAACATCCTAAACAAAAAACTTTTCCTAGCAATGATGACTGTAAACATCCTCGAAGGTTTACGCTTTTATGTATCTTTTGCATGCACCTTTGGATTTGGAGAGTTAAAATTAATGGAAGGCTCTGCTAAAATCATCTCATTGATTGCACGTGACGAGGCGCAACACTTGGCTATAAGTACACATATTTTAAAATTATGGATGCAAGGAAAAGATGATCCTGCAATGCAACAAGCCGCAAAGGAGTGTGAGCAAGAAGTTTATGATATATGGCGTGAGTGTGTTAATGAAGAAAAAGCATGGGCAGAATATTTATTTAAAGATGGATCAATGATCGGACTAAATAAAACGCTGTTAGATCAGTACGTAGAATACATTGCTAATAGAAGATTAAAAGCATTAGGCTTTGATACTGTCTTTGAACAACCAGTAAACACAAATCCTTTACCATGGACTACTCATTGGTTGAGCAGTTCGGGCTTACAAGTAGCTCCGCAGGAAACAGAAGTAGAATCATATATAATCGGTGGTATTAAACAAGATGTCAACAAAGATTTATTAAAAGGATTTTCATTATGATTGAAATTTATGGAAAAAGTTCCTGTCCCAAATGTCATCAAGCAAAAGCTTTTTGTGAAACTAGAAATTTAGAATATACATATAAGCAACTAGACAAAGATTTTACCCGAGAAGAAATTTTTGAATGGTTTCCGGGCGCAAAAACTTTTCCACAAATTACCATTGATGGTAAAAGTGTAGGAGGATGTGATCAAATGATCACCTACGTAGAAACTATGAATTATAAAAACATTATGAATTAAGGAAAAAATGTTAATAGAAGCACCATACGCAACAGGTGATGTTGTGTCAGTTAGACTTTCATCCGGAGAAGAAATTGTAGGAAAATTATTAGATGATAATGAAAAAACAATAAAACTAAAACAACCACTATCAGCAATTATGTCTGAAAAAGGTTTAGCAATGCTACCTTTTATGTTAACTGTAAATCCAGAGGCTGATTTAGTGGTAAATAAAAATCAAATTATGATTACTGCAAAAAGTATAAAAGAAGTAGCAGATCATTATTTACAGTCAACTACAGGAATAACATTAGGAGTATAAAATGACTTTACACGAACAAATTATACATGCATATACATCTTACATGGCCGAAGCTGCTACATTTGACGATAAAGGTGTAAAAGCTGCTGCAGCAAGGGCAAGGAAAGCTCTTGGCGATCTTGGCAAATTAACAAAAGATCGTAGAAAAGAAATACAAGATAAAAAGAATGCGATGTGATATATGGCAGCAATTGCTAGAATAGGAGATAGCACATTTGGAACATGTCCATTAGGACATCCAAAGAAACCTTTTGTAGGATCAGGTGTAATAATTTCGGGATCAGGAACTACCCATGCGGACGGGATTCCAGTTGCAAGGATAGGCGATTCGGT